TTATGACGATTAGGAAGAATAAAAATTGGAAATTTTACATTATGACGATTAGGAAGAATAAAAATTGGAAATTTTACATTATGACGATTAGGAAGAATAAAAATTGGAAATTTTACATTTTTGCAAGAATCATTGTAGTATTATCACCTCTTACTGTTGTTGCTCTACGATCTACAATTTGTTGAACTGATGTTGTAACATTTAACACATTGGGAATCAATATAGATAAAATTTCAGGAACAATTTCAGGTATTGTTTGAGGTTTAAATTCAGTTAATTTTCTTTCTAAAAAACTATCAGAACATAAACATAATATTTGACCTGGTACTCTTGGCCATATTTGTGAAAAAGGTACTGCATTAGTTTTTGGTTTATATGCATAATCACCAAATGCACGTGTCATATCTAAACCATTATCCATATTTCCATTGGGTAATCTACCTAAACTTAATCTTAATGTAGTCGTGTAAAATGTTTGTTCACATAATGGTCTTTGACTATCTTTATTAATTCTATTAAATTCTAATGGATTAGTACAATCATGAATTGGTGTTTGTCCTATTATTTCACCAGATGATTTAAATAATATAGCGGGTGAATCTGAGATATTAGTAGTAACAATATATTTATCTGTAACAACACAGACTACCCCAGTACTACCCATAAATTGTTGTCTCATTACTGATGTTGCTTCATTATCTATTGCAAGAAATTCGTCTGATACTATTATCATAATTTGCACATGATCGTCAAAATTAGGTAACGCTTTAATTTTTTCCACACATCTAGGTGGTAAATTTTGTATTAAATAATCACTGGTACCTGCACCACCATGACCGTCAAATACACTTAATATTGTAAACTTTTCATTTGTTGAAGTATTAATATCATGTATTATGCTACATCTGTCTTCTTGATATGCTCTACCACCCTGATGTTGAAAAAATGCAGCGTTTATATTAGGAGGTGCAGGTTGGGGTGCAGGTTGGGGTGCAGGTTGGGGTGCAGGTTGGGGTGCAAGTTGTGATGCAGGTTGGGATGCAGGTTGGGGTGCAAGTTGTGGTGCAAGTTGGGGTGCAGGTTGTGGTAAATCAGTACTACCGGATCCACCTTGTAAAGATAATAATTTTGAAATATATTTATTTGTTTTATGAGGATACATTATATATTATTAATTTATAATAATTTTTTTATTATTATAAATATTTTAGTATTTTTTCATATAATAACTAATTATCTATAATATTATCTATTTTAGATTTTCATCATCCTCATTGTTAATATCTATTTAAATATATGTTAATATATGAAATCAATAAATTCTTAAATATATTATAAAAAAATATTTATAAAGAAGAAATAATGAATACAAATAATTCACATTTTAGTAAATTATTAAAATTTTTAAATGAACATCGTGTTCAATCTGGTAATAAATCAACACACACATCTTTACATAATCCACTAGGAGTTTTTTATATTGATGACAAAGAAAATACAAAATTTTATAGATTATACCGTAATGCACTAGATGCAAATGTTAATCTACATTTAACTGAAAAACACAAACCATTCGGACCGATTGTTATTGATATTGATATGAAATATACTAATTTAATGAATGATCGAATTTATAGTAATGTATTAATAGAATTAGTAAGAATATTTGTAAATGTTATTGATAAATATTTGGTAGTAAAAGATGAAGATTATATGGCGTTTGTTTTTGAAAAAAATCAACCAACTGAAAAAGAAACTGAATACAAAGATGGTATACACATTATGTTTCCTCATATTTGTACTATTAATCAATTACAACACATTATGAGAAAAGATTTTATTAATCAGATTAATGCATTAGGATTATTTGAAAAATTACCATTAACTAATGATGTAGATGATATTGTAGATAAAGCGGTTATAGAAGCGAATAATTGGTTAATGTATGGAAGTATGAAACCTAATTCTCCAAAATATGTTTTGACACGAATTTACAATAGAGATTTAGAGAGTCAAGATATTGAAGAGTACCGACAAGATGATTTAATTGAAGTTTGTTCTATACGCAAATTTGATGAACATAAATTAACACAATATAAAGAAGGTTATTCAACTGACGAAATTATAAGAAGATATGAAGAATCTCAAAAACCAAAACCAGTTGAAGGAACTGGTTCACTTGGTAGAACAATGAATGTAACATTAGATGATTTACGACGAGTAAAAAATCTTGTTTCTTTATTGAATCCATCACGTGCAGATGATTATCAAGAATGGTTGCATATTGGATTTTGTTTATACAATATAGATACATCATTATTAAATATATGGATTGATTTTAGTAGACAATCTAGTAAATTCAAAGAAGGTAATTGTGAAAAATTATGGACTATTAATTTTAGAAATAATGATTTTACAATCGCTTCTTTGTACAGGTGGGTTCGTGAAGATAATCCAATTGAATTTATTAAATTTTTAGAATCGGAGGTTGCAGATATTATTAAACAAAGTATTAAATCACCTTCATTTGGTACTTCATATGATGTTGCAAAAGTTATTCATCAATTACATCGATTTGATTATGTTTGTGGATCTTTAAAACACAATGAATGGTATGTATTTAAAGGACATCGATGGGTACCAGAAGAAAATGGTTATTCAATCAATAATATTATTAATGAAAAGATCTATGATGAATATTTAAAAGTATCTAATTTATTTCATCAAATGGCGCTAAGTGCCTCTGGTAAAGAAAAAGAAACATTAATTGAATTACAAACAAAAACACTAACTTTTGCTAAAACTTTACATACAACTAAATTTAAGAAAGATGTCATCACCGAGTGCGCTATTTTATTTTATGATCGTGATTTTTTTAATAAATTAGACGAAAAAAGAAATTTACTTGGATTTGAAAATGGAATCTTAGATTTAGATACATTAAAATTTCGCGATGGTTATCCTGAAGATTATTTAACATTTACTACTAAAATTAATTATTTTCCATATAATGCGGATGATGAAAAAATTAAACAAGTTGAACAATTCTTTAGAGATATTATTCCAGATGATCATACTATGACATATGTCTTAAAATTTTTAGGTACATGTTTACAAGGTCACGTTCCTGATGAAAAATTTTATATTTGGACTGGTAGTGGTGGTAATGGTAAATCATTAACAATTAAATTATTATTAGATTCATTAGGTGATTATGGTACAATTATTCCAGTATCTTTATTAACACGTAAAAGAGCAGCATCTAATGTTGCATCACCAGAGTTAGCAAAATTAAAAGGTAAGAGATTTTGTGTTTTTCAAGAACCTGAAAACGACGATGTAATTCAAGTAGGTTTAATGAAAGAATTAACTGGTAATGATAAAATCCAAGCGCGTGCATTATATGGTGCACCGGTTGAATTCTATCCTCAATTTAAAACTTTATTAGCATGTAACAAATTACCTGAAATTCCATCTACTGATGGTGGTACATGGCGTCGTATTCGTGTAGTACCATTTGAAATGAGTTTCGTAGATACACCTGTAGAACCTCACGAAAGAAAGAAGGATCCTGATCTCAGAAAAAATATGGAAACGTGGCATCAAGCATTTATGAGTATACTTGTTGAATACAATAAAAGATATCAAACTGAAGGTAATTCAGAACCATCTAAAGTTACTGAACAAACAAATCAATATCAACAAAAGAGTGATTTTGTTCTTGAATATCTCAATGATAGATTGGAATATGATGTTACATATAAAATATTATCTACAGATTTATATGATGATTTCAAATGGTGGTGTAATGATAGTAAAAATATTAAAGTACCATTTGATCGTAAAGGATTTGAAGTAGAAGTAGGATTGAAGAAAGAACCCGCTATTGCTGGTAGATTTAATGGATTTAGATTAAAAGATAGAAATAATAATGCTGATACTGGTAGTGCATTTGACCCTAATTAAATTAATTATATATATTAATTTAATTGTTTATGGATATTTCCATTTTCCATCAGCAATTTCTTTATTCATTCTCTCTGTATATAATGATATATTATGAGGTGTTTTATCTCTAATACTACCAAGTCCTTTGAGAGTTAACCATGCTTGTAATTTTTGTTCATCAGGTGTTAATGGTTGTTGTGGCATTACTGGTAATTCTGCGGTAGGTTCCGGTAGGGGTTGTGGATATTTTTCATTATATATTTGATCTCTTCTTCCTTCTGCAACTTTTCGCGCTGTTTGGACTGCATTATACTGAATAGGATATTTTTCTAGTGAAAACTCGGGATCACTAAATATTTCTTTGGTAATTATTGGTTGACCAGATGCAGATAATAATTGATTTTGTTCATTTATTGCACGCGGGAATTCAATATTCCATATATTTGTTTCAAATCCAGATCTTTCTTTCCAATAAATAAAATAACAATCATTATAATTTATTGTGTTTTGTGCTTTTGAGAGTGGTGCATAACCTGGTACATCATCTTGTGCATTAAAAGTAAATGTTTTAAAATTAACTAATTCTGAATTATGATATATTACATTATCGTCACTCATTACTATTGATTTTAATAATTCAAAATCATCTTGATTATTAATATTAATTGATAATTTATGGTCATCTTTATAATCTTTTATGATTTTAGTATTAAATACTACAATTTGTTTAATCTTTTCACCAAATGCATTTTTATATTTATAAAAATCTAATACATGGGTAAGTATAAATGTATATGTTCGACCACCTTTAAAGTTTTTTAATTTATTTATATATTTATATGTTTTATCTAAATAATCTTGCATATATATTATAGATATATAATATATAAAATGGAAAATCATTCTTACATTTATTTATTTCACATATTATTTGTAGGTCCCTTATTTTTATATATAGGTATTGCAAAACAGAGTGTACCAGATATTATATTTAATGGATTAATTGTAATGGGTGTTTTTATAAGTTTATATCACGGATATAAATTATATAATTTCTATCAAATGAAAAATAAAAGTTATTCTACCGAGAATGCAGAATTAAATAATAGCTAACGCGTATACGTCTATAAAACAAATGATTTATGAGTACGACCCGGACGTAACAATGAACTATCTATTGCATCAATATTTTCTTTAGGTTCATTAGATGTCATAATTAATATTACATTATCATAAAACATCATATCATCCATAAATCGATTAAATGATATTTTATCATTAATCATAATTGGAATATTTTTATGAGGTAAAATTAAATGTTCTGTAATTTTTCTTATCATAATATCTACTTCATCTATCATAATAATTAATGGTGTTTGTTCATCTGGTTCAGTATCTCTAATTAATCGTATCATTGTATCACCTGGTTCAGTTGGATTAAATGTTCTAACTATTTTTGCATTTAACTCAACCGCTAGAAAAAATCCAATCATACTTTTACCTGTACCGGGTGGACCTGAAATAAATATACTTGCTTTTTTTTTATCATTAAAAATATTTTTTATTTCATCTATAATTATATTTTGTTTACTTGATGGTATATATTTACTCATATCATAATTTCGGTTTTCATAATATAAATTATAAAATGCACCATTTCTTTCATAAATTGTAATTATTTCTGTTCTTTTCTTTTGAACTGTAATAATTACATCATCATTATTACTATTAGATATATCTTCTTTATCATCTTTAACTAATTTGTTAAATACATTAGAAAATGTAAATAGATGCAGTTCTCGTTTTGTTTCCCTATCAGATAAAAGATCATGATACATTCCAATATATTTCCAACCTATAAAAATACCAGTTGGTTTTATTTTACCAAATTCATATAATGTAATTGTACTAGATGTTGTTTTTTCTAATTGTTTTATAATTTTATTAACTTTATTCTCATCATTTTTTATAACATAATATCCAATATTAAAAAATAATTTAAGTATAAATAATGGTAGTGGTGCAAAAATTGATGATACTGAATTAAATATAGATATAAATACACCGCCTAAGAAAAAGTTGTTGAATATTCCACTCATTCTAAGATAATAAATAAATAATTATTCATTAATATAATTATTTATTTTCAAATTTTATTCTATATTTAATATATTTTGTATAATATCCACCTCTATACATTCTATATAAAATTTCAATTGGTATAACACTTAACGGTTTTTCAATATATATATAATTCGAAAATTTAAAAAATAATGGATCATCTGGAAATATATAATCATTTAACATTTGAACTGAATTATACATACTATGATCTTGAATACATAGTATATTATCTTCATTTATAATTGGTTTTTGAAAAAGTAAATCTATTAATGTAATAAAATTAATTCTAAATTTTTGTCTATATTCTCTATGATTGTAAATTTTATCAGAATCAGAATCGGAATATAAACTAAATAAACTTAATTTTGGTTTCGGTGTATCTTTTTTTGTTTTAATAATTTCATTAATTATCGGTTTTTCAAATTCTTTAAAATTTTTATTTAAATTATAATAATATTCATCTATTTTATCCATATACTCTTGATTAATTATTGATTTTAAATTTGGTTTATTTATACATTGCATTATTGGTGTATAATAATCAAAACTAAATCTATCAGAATCTATATTTACTTGTATAAATTTTTTAACATATGAAAAGTTATACAAAATAAATAAAATATGATCATATATTTCTTTACTATTTATTATAAATTGTGTTTTATCCTCATTTTTTATACAATATAAATTTTTGAATAAATTTAATAAAAATATTTCATCTGTTGCAAAATATCTTTTTTCATCTGATTTTATTGAAATTAATGTATTATATACAGTTTCTTTAATCTGAATTGATACTCCAATCATTCCAGCATATAAATCAAATAATGAACTATGTGATTGAAAATATTCATTGGTTTTTTGATAAGTTTGTAACCATTCTGCATATGGTACAGTAACAATAGGAATATATATATCTTTTTTATCTTTATAAAATTCAATTTCATTTAATGTATTTTCTTTTAATAAATTTCCTGGTTCATCTATTGTATCACGATTATAATTTTTTAAATCATATACAAACATTAATGTATTTGATTTTACAAAATTATTAATATTCATACAATCAATATAAGATACATATCCATCCGCTTCTCTAATAATTTTAATATTAACATCAGTTTCTTTTAATGGTAAAAATCTTAAACTTCTAGTTTGATCAATTTTAGGTGTATATGATTTACATAATATAGTATATATTTCTGTCGATGGATTATTAAACAAAAATTCAATACTTTCTATATTTAATGTATATAAATCTTTTAATTGTATAAATTTATTACTTTTATCATTTTTAGATAGACCAATATCTATAATTTTTTTTATTTTAAATAAAAATGTAAATACTGAAATATCTAAATATATTCTGGATATAAAATCTGATAAACATTTATTGATATTTGTTACACTGTTTTTTAATGAATATAGATATTTATTTAGATTTAGTATTAATCCAATTATAATACTTAGATTAATTGGTGTTAAATCATTTTTTTCTTTTATTATATCAAGATTAAATGAAGTTGGATCATATATATAATACAATACAAAAGATACACAATTACAACAATTTTCTTTTGGTGTTAAATCTGCAATCTCTTCTAAATTTGTAATATAATCTTGCTTTATATTAATGGAAATATCATAATCACGAATTCGTTGAATAATTTTTTGTGGATCATATTTATGAATATAATATTCTAATTTTTTATTATTTATTAAATAACATGTTTCAGATACATCATATACATTAGAAATCTCAATTGGTTTGATATCTGGAAATAAATAATAACAATCTTTTATTTCTTCAATAACATTATCTATATTTTTTTCATCAAATATTTTTTCTATATTACACTTTTCCATTAATAATAAATTATAATTTATTATTAATGTTTTGTTAAAAAAATTACGCGTTGAACGTTACACGTTGAACACGTTTAATTCAATTTAATTATTAAATTCGTTATTCTATTTTTTATAAAAAAATAGAATAAGGCTGTTCAACGCTACGCGTTGAACTCGTCCTCCTTCACCTTCAATCTTGGTAAAATTTGAATACTCATTAATTCTTGAATCAATAATTTAAATGCATATGGTAATACAATTTTACTAATTCTAGTTGAATTTCTACAATTTAGACATTGATGTACCTCTTTCTTTGGAATCTTTGTCGCAAACATACCACAAATATTGCAAATATATGTTGTGTATTTATCTGACGCTTCTAATAGTTTTTCTCTTAATAAAAATGCAGATCCATGTGCAATACCAACATCACGTTCCATTTCACCCCAACGTAATCCACCATCACGTGCACGACCATCAGGTGGTTGACGTGTAAGAATTTGTTTGGGACCAGAAGCACGTGCATGCATTTTGTCCATCGCCAAGTGTTTTAATCTTAAATAATATGTGGGACACAAGAAGATACGCGCTTCCATTTTTTCACCAGTAATACCAGAATACATTGTCTCTAATCCATAATCTTCAAATCCATATTGTTTTAAAATTTCATTTGCATCTTCTATATTGGCATTGTCTTGAAATGGTGTACCATCCATATAATTACATTCTAATGCCCCTACTTTACTAAAAATCGCTTCTAATAATTGTGCGATTGTCATACGAGAAGGAATTGCATTCGGGTTAAGAATTACATCTGGTTGAATACCAGATGATGTAAATGGCATATCACATGATGTTAATAGTGCACCAACAGTACCCTTTTGTCCATGGCGCGTTGAATTACCAGTCCATGCAATACATCCATTACGACGAACTAAAAATACTTCTGATGGTACACTCACACAATAGACTTTACCAGTGTATTTAATAATTTTATCTTTTCCTGAATGTGCATTAATTATTTGATGATTGTCATCTTTACAAATTGTAATATCATAAATTCCATTTTCTTCTGTATAATATGAAGTCATACCCATATATTGGCAGTGAATTTGAATATCATCGCATTCTTCTTTAGATGTTGTAGTATAATTAAATATTGTTATACCCCATGGTTTATTATTAACATCTTCTACATTAAAATAGGATATATTTTTTGTTTGATATGCACCAATTGAACTATATTTTACATTTTTATTTATAATATCTTTTGCATGCACTAATTCATATTCATTCTTATTTTCTACTTTAACCCACATTCTGTGATTTAATGTTGTTTTTAAACTTATACCAGTTGAATTTACTTCATATACATCTTCATCATGATCATATGCAAATAATTTTTGTGGTCTTACATATTCCATTTTTCCTGTTACTCTATTTAATTGGGCAATTTCATCTTTAAATGTTACTTTATCAATTGATATCCATCCATTTAATGTTAATACATCATGATCCGGTGTTAAACATAATTTATCTCCAATTTGAATAACGCGTTCACTACGTAATCTCATATTGTACATTTCATATCCATCACCATTATATACTGTATATACTTTGTCTACTGTAGATGGAATTGTCGATCTATATACATTACTTTCATCACGATAAATTTTATTTGCATCATCTTTTTGAATTGGTGATACTTTACCAATTAATACATCATTATTAGTTAATACTGTTTCTTCAGGTACATGACCTTTTTCATTTAGTTTTTCATAATTTGCATCTTTAATTCCAACTGTTTTTGTCTTGTCAGGTCTCATAAAAATATCATCTTGAGATGTTGTAGGATTCTTCTCTATAGATTCATCTTCTTTTTTTAGTGCAGTTGCACGTAATAATCCACGATCTACTGCACTTTTATTTACTAATTTAGAATCTTCTTGGTTAAATCCAGTATAACACATAATTGCAACTACACAATTCTCACCTGCTGGAATATCTTGTGTATGTAACCATTTTGCCGCTTTGGTTACTACCAGCGGAACTTGAGGGTGATATAATAAATAAGAAATATCTGTTCTATATCTATAATTAGTTGCATAAATTCCCATCGCATGTCTTGATTGAGAAAAGAATAGAATATTACGATTACCATAATTGTGGTTGGCATACGGAATATTTGCTGAAATACTTCCTAACATCATTGATGGATGCAATTCACAGTGGGTGTATTTTACATATAATCTATCATCATATCTGTTTACAGGATCACCACATACATTCAAATCTTTCTTCTTAGTAATGATTTGTGATTTGTTTTTCTCATCGTTTAATTGATTAAATGTCATTGATATCATTGCACTTTCAGTTGTTTCAATATCTACCCAATCAATTACATCTGGATATTTAACTAAAAAATCACTAAATTTACTTATTTTCTTACCACTAATATCATTATAATCAATTTCATTTAACATTTCTGGTTTTAATACTAGTTCATTATCTTTTACTTTTAATAATGGTCTGATTAAACGACCACCGTCACAATAAATTTTTAATTCTTTGACACTGTAATTTAACATAATACTTACTGAATAATCTAGTTCTTGCGCTTGACGTTTTTCTAGTAAGTAGGTGTATAATTCATTTGGTTTATCAGTCATACCTAACCAATCGCCATTCAAAATAACTTTAATATATTGTTTTAATTCATATGGTGTTACACTATTTAAATCTAATAATTTACCATCTAATAACTTTTTAATAATTGGAATTTGAGAATATAATGTTAATGTTGGTGTCGCTGTTAGCGCCATGCCTTTTACTAATCCAATCTTTTGTCCTTCTGGAGTCTCTACTACACAAATAAATCCTAATTGAATATTGTTAACTTGACGCATACTGGTAATTTTATTATTAGATGCATCAGGTGACGGTGTAATAATTCTTCTGTAATATGCAATTGTCTGCAAATAAGATAATCTTTGAAGTAACTGCGCCACACCCTTTCTTCTCTCTGTCCAAGTACCAGTTAATAGTGCAGATTTTAATCCATCTTCAATAATACTTGGTTTGATTTGATTTATAATTTTAATAGGATTATTATTATCATTGTTCTTCTTCTTGAAAAATTTGGTAATATTGTTAATCATCTTTTGATAAAATTGTTTAAATAATTGTCCAAGTAAAATACCAGGTAACCACAGTCTTTTATTAACATATGAATCACGATCATCTTCGTCTATTCTACCAAGATAGCATGATAGTAGTTTATTAATCATCATACCTAAATAACATGCTTTATTAAATAGTCCACCTGTAACATGAGGCAGTAATTCGTTTTCTAATATTTTCATTACATGAATTTTCTTTTGTACATCTCTTAATACTGCATCTGTTTCACTATATTTTTTAGAATTTTTAAGTCTCGCCATTAAAAAATTAATCGCATCATCTTGAGTTCTGATTTCTTTGGGTTTTGTTTCATCTGATACTTTTGCATATAGTCCTTCATCTAATGAATATCTTAATACATTTATCATATCAACATCCGTTTCATCATATACACAATATTTAATAATGTCACTATCAGATACAAATCCACACGCACGAAATAATACAAAAATTGGAATTTCTGCAAATTGACGTGTTAAACAATTGATTGAATCATTTTTATTCATTTTAATTGTAAAGATATTTACAATTCCTAATACATCTGGTGTTTTAGAATTGATTTGTACCATATACATTTTACCTTTCTTAAATGATGGATCTCTTTTGGTTGATACTAATGGTTTATTTTCACAAATTCTTTCATGAGTTAAAATTACACGTTCACCAATATTACCACTTGATCCTACAATGAAATAACAACCAGGATCAAAATAACATTCAGTATTTGCAACATCAGGGCGTAATACGGTATTACAATATCTTGATTTTACCATGATAGGAAGTTTTGCAACTGGTACTTCCTTATCTTCTGCAATAACACGAATTGTACTTGTTCCTGTTTGTGTTTCAATAATTTCTAAAATTTGTTTTACATTACATATTAATTTACCAGAATATGATAAATGTTTGATACGAGCATCTTCTGGAAAAATTAATTCATCATCAATCTCATTTACTGGAGGTTTTAGTGCAACATCTGTAAAAATTAATCGGTGTCTATATATTTTATCTTGATGAGTTTCTTCACTAATAATATTTGCATTTTCTGTTAATGTTGGGCAAACAATATCATTGATAAATTGATCATATGAATCATATTGAAATTTATATAATGGGTCTTCAGCAAAATAAAAGTCCAATAATTTGAATATAGTGTCTTTATTTATGGACGTTACCTTGTCGTATTTTTCAGTATATTCCATTTGTGAAGAAGACATATTATTAATATATAAGAAATAATGTTTATATGAATAATAATTATAATTTTCAATTTATACTAAAATGATTTTTATATACACCCCGATATTATCGACCTTCTTTTTCTATAGATATGCAATGGAGTATAATACAATAATTAGTATATTTTTATCACCCATAGTTTATCTAATATTTACTGGAATATTGATATGGAAACAACAATTTAATAATTTTCATTTTGTATTAAATGATATTTTTCCATTTTCATTAATTGAGACTGGTATTACAACATCACTATCATATACAAAAAGAAAACTCTTAGAAATAGACAGAATAAATAGAGTGTATGTCTGGATGAAAATAAGAATATTACTATATATTATAAAAATTATAGGATTTTTTATACCAAATAAATATGAAAAAGATTTAAAATCAGAATTACAACAAGATTATTTGAATATATTATATAAAAATAAACAAAATGGTTTTTTTCATCAGTAAATTCTATAAATCAATTAAATTTGAAAAAATTTAATTTAACAACATAATGGTATAAAGATATAATTATAATATAAACAAATGAATATAGACGATGTTTATAATTTTATAGACACTATATTTTCCGATAAACCGGAAAATAAGGAAGAAGTAGTGGAAATAAAAAATAAAAAACAATTAATTAATAAATCATGTCCTGATTGTGGTGATCGTAATATTATCGATGACCAAATGCGAGGTAGATGTGTATGTGGAAACTGTGGAAGGGAAATTTTAGAATATTTTGATAATTCAATAGAGATGTCTAATTGGGATGAAAAAAATGATAGTGATCGATGTGCTCAACAAACAAATTATTTTTTACCTCAAGCGAGTTTAGGTACTAGTATTGGCGGAGGAAATAGCAAATTGAAACGATTACACATATGGTCACAAATGCCATATGAAGAAAGAAGTTTGTATGACGTACTCCAAGAAATAGAAACTAAATGTAGAAGAGAAAATATCCCAAAAGCAGTTATAGACAATGCACGTAATTTGTATAAAAAATTTACTGAACAAAAAACAAAAGAAGGTAAAAAAATTATTATCCGTGGTGATAACCGTAAAAGTTTAATTGCTGCGTGTGTATTAGAAGGTGCTAAGATGCAAAAATTACCGAGATCTAACAAAGAGATTGCAAAAATTTTTGATTTGAAAGTCAAACATATAACATCTGGTTGTAGAAAGTTATTTGAAGTAATGGACTATAATATTTATGATTGTATAAGAAGTAGTAAACCGGAAGATTTTATTGATAGATTTAAAGGTAAATTAAAACTTGGTGCATATGCTGAATTAGCAAAAAAAATTGTTAGAAATATAGTTAAATTAGATATCGCAACTGATCACCAACCACCTTCTATTGCAGCATCATCAGTAATGTTAATCTATCAAATATATGAAATAGATTATTCTATGCAAAATTTATCTAAAATCTTTGATATATCAGATGTAACAATATTTAAAACATTCAAAAAAATTGTTCCATATAGAAAATATATTATGAATGATGATGTATCTAATAAATTATTTATAAATATTAAAGAGAAAAATCATAATGAATATGTTGAAGATATTATAACTAATATTGAAAAGAACATGTTTGAATTTAATCTTGTATTAAACAATTATAAATATAATATGAATATTTAATTAAATTAAATATATATGGAAAAAATAATTATATTTTTTCATATATACTATATTGATTTATTAGATGAATACTTATGGTATTTAAATAATATTAAAACATCAAAGTATAAATTTGATTTATACGTAAGTTTATGTGAAGAAACAAAAAATGATATAACAATAGATAAATTAAAAGAATTTGATTCAAATGTAATTATAACATTATGTGAAAATAAAGGTGCAGATTCAGGTGGATTTTTTACTTCTTTACGAAATAATACTATTAATTTTGATTCATATATAAGTGTATTATATTTACATACTAAAAGTGGATTGTCTTACGGAAAGATTGAATCTTTATTATGGCGAGGAGAATTATTAAATGATATTTTAATAAATAATACATTAATTGAATTTTGTATAAATAAAATAAAAAATGGTTCTGGTATTATTGGTAGTAGTAGATGTATATCTGATATTGATAATTCATTAACTGTGTATAAAATCGAAAAAATAAATTATGATTTATTATGCAAAACATTAAATATGACACATCAAGAAAAATCATTATTTGTTTCAGGAACTATATTTTGGGCACACCCTAATATATTTAAATTTATCCAACAAAGTTCAATTACAATAAATAACTTTACTAAAGGATTTTCACATAATTCAATGTTAGAACATTCAATCGAACGATTATTTGGAAATATATCATTATATTTAAAATTAAATGTATATGGAATTAAATTAGATATTAATAATAATATGTATCATAAATCATTTAATTTATTTAATATCCCAGATAATATAAATATATATACATTTAAAATTGATACTAAAATTATATTACCAAATGAATCAATAATTCAACATTTATTAAAAATTAAAAAAAAGTTACACATAAATAATATATATAGATTATATGTCTGAAAACAAAGATAAAAATAGAAATGATAATATAGATATACCAGATACTGTTATTAAAATTGATGAAAATCCAATTTTAAAACCAAATAATGGTTGGTCATATGAACATGATGAATTATTATCAGTATGGTGTGATAAGGCAGGTTGTTATACTTGGATGCATGATGCAACACAACGTAAATTTAAATCAATTAATATGAAATTAGGTATTCCAATCATAGTATTATCTACAATAAGTGGTACTGCAAATTTTGGAATATCTACTATATTTCCTCCTGGATTTAATTATGGTAATGCTGTTATTGGTACACTATCTTTAATTACTGGTGTATTATCAACAGTATCTAATTTTTTAGGTTATGCACAAAGTGAAGAAGCGCATCGTATTGCAAGTATTCAATGGGCAAAATTTAGAAGAAGTATTGAAACAGAACTTGCGTTAAATCCAATGGAAAGAACAGATGCATCAGAGTTTATTAAACATTCAAGAAATGAATTAGATCGATTAATGGAACAAAATCCAATAATACCTCAAGAAATTATTGATAGATTTAAACGAACATTTAGAAAAAATGTCGATGTTAAAATGCCAGAAATATGTAATAAATTAGATCACACTCGTGTATTTATAAAAAGAGATAATATTGAACCTATAGATCCTAAATTAAATGTTGATAAACAAATATCTAATCTTATAGGTGAAAGTACTACTGAAAAAAGTATTATTAAAAATGTTAATTCTAAATTAAATACTATTATTAGTGATAAAAATAAATCAATTAAATCTAATGAATCATCCGAATCAGATGATATTTCTGAAAATAATACAAATATTGATACTAATATTGTAAATTATACAAATTCTACAAATTCTCCAAGACCAATTACTTTAAGAATAGATTCAAAGAAAAAATCTCCTAGATTAAATTAAATTATAGATTCATATTCTTTGCATAGTTCATCAAATCGTGGTTTATATTTATTATACTCTCTTTCATTTTCTTCTTTTTCTTCTTTATATAATTCTAATTTTTTTAATATTAGATCAGATTCATGCTGTTTTTTTAACTCATTAACACCATGTTTATACTGCTTATCTGAATATTTTTTATCAAGAGTATTTGATATATTTGATATACTTAATTCTGAATTGATAATATCATTAATTAACAGAATTATCTTAGTTTTTATATTATGTACAATTTCTTTTATTTCAAGATATTCATTATATTTTTGTCCCATTGTTTCTTTCCGTTTTGTTTCTCTTAATTCCTCTTTTTGTTTTTTCTCACGCTCTGGTTTTTCTTCATTATATATAAATTCTTTACACGGATTTGGATCCATTGTATCTATAATATTTTCTAGTTCTTGATATAAATCTGGCTTATGGATTGATAAGTAATGAACAAGGGAATGCATATGTATGCACCACATATTTTTACGTGTTAAATACATATGATTTTTATGTTTAATAATAATTTCAATCGCTTCATCTATTGTTACTTTTTCTAATTTAGAGTTTCCATTATCATAATATATATAATTATCACACATTGCACCTACTGGTAATTCATCAATTGGTGTATATGGACCACATGAATATACATTAGATTCAGATGGAATTGAAATTTTTAAGTCTGTCATTATAACGTATAATATATAATTACTATAATAATTATAATAAATATATTTTTCAATTTTTATTTTGATCTTTAGGAAAAATTAAAATTGGAAATTTTTATTTTGATCTTTAGGAAAAATTAAAATTGGAAATTTTTATTTTGATCTTTAGGAAAAATTAAAATAAAATAAAATAAAATAAAATAAAAATAAAATAAAATAAAATAAAATAAAAATAAAATAAAAATTTACTTAATTAGATCATGCTCTGTTTTTAATACTTCATAACGCGCAAATTTGGTATCATATTCTTGTTTCATTTGTGTTAGATTATTTCTTAATTCACCGAGTTCACTTGTATGTCTCTCAATAAATTGTGATGCATCACTTTGTTTCTTTAGATTCGCTTCATTCTTAGGATATTTTGACAAATCAAGATTAATTTTTTCAAGTTGATTAATTTTAAAAAGTACCCTACTCTGTAAGAGGTCAATTTCATCTATTAATATTTTTATTTTAGATTGTGTCAATATAATATATATATTGCATGCATCTAACTCATAATATCGAGATCCCATTTGTTCAATTCTTCTTGAAATAAGTTCCGCTTTAGATTTTTTATATTGTTCTGTCTGTTTTCTCAATTCTTCTAGATGCAATTTTTGCGCAATTGCATTACGTTCTTGTTCTATTGCATTTTGGATTTCCCACGCTTTTCTGAAATTAGAATAGGGACCATCAATAGAATCTAACATTGTGTTTAACTTTGCAAATAGGTCTGGTGTTTTATATTTTAAATGCATGTACAGGGGAGGATAGTGTCTTGCCCATTGAGGTTGCTGTTGAATATTACGTAGTTCGTAATGCCAATCTGTTTTGCGTTCTGTTCTTAGCATCTCTATACAATCTTCTGGATATCTTGCAATTTCTTCTTTTACAGTTTGAACGGTACCACCAAAATAACCCCATACTAGATATACAATCTCGGAAGGATCAGATATAGGAGATTCGGACATAGTCAAAGATGTGAACGTTGTCATGTGTTTTGATTTGAAAAATCAAACAATTTAAAAATAAATATACATTATTTATAATTATTTTTTTTCAATTTTTTGGACCACAAATAAGAAAAATAAAAATACACTATATATAAATAAAAATAATAAAAATGAAATAGTCAATATATATTTACTATCAGATGGTGACATACATTTTTCCATATATATTAAAAATTGAAAAAAAATTTTATATAATTTATCATAATATTATTAGATAAAATGTCCACGTATTTAACATGTGGGCGTTGTTTTCAACCAATAATTGGACTATTGAATAATCACAAATGTATAGAATTTAATTTTGCATATTCTAACACTAAAGATAATGATCATGATAAAGATGGTATGCGAATTCCAATTTTTATTAAAAAAGAAACAAAACCAGAAAAATCTTGTTGCGAATTATTAGCGGTTACAACGACTGCATTGAATACTGCATTAAATACTGCATTAGATTTTACTCTTGGTCTAGTACCACGAGTAACAGAGATGCTAACTCTTCCATCATTATTATTAACTGCTGAAACAATAATTGAACCCGTTTTTCAACCATTAAGAATTTCTCTTCAAGTGTTTGCACGATGTATTGTATCTGGATTAATGACAATTGACGAAGCATTAAATTTAGACAAACGTGTAAATATTAGAATTATAAAACAGGGTCATGAAGATTGTGGACATTGTCTTACTGGATCATATAGAACATCATTTTTAAAAATGATAATTAAAAGTATAAAACGTCGTTATCGTCCACAATTTTTAACCGTTCCTCAATCTTATGGTTTAGATCAAATACATTGTCCAATTTGTTATTCTGATTTTTCTCCAGAGGGTCCACCAATTTATAAAATTCATGAATCTAATCATTTCTTTTGTGTTAAATGTTTAGATACATGGTTTAACTCACATGAAGATCAATATCAATATCATGAGTCTGTTGATTATACTTGTCCTTTATGTAATGTTAAAATTTAATATCCTCTTTTTGATATAAATAAAGAATATATAACGACACATATAAATATCATGAATATTATAGCGGGAAAATAATGGACTGGTGTTAGTAGTTCTGTTAAAGGCAATGTTGGTGATAAATCAGTCATTGTCCATATTTCATTTACATATTTAAAATCTTCATAAGGTAATATATCATATCCACCACTATCATATATTTTTTGATTAATCCAATATTCTTTATTCCAATCAATACCCCAACTATTTCTCACTAAAAAACCTTTTTCATTATATCCAACAAATGCCATACAATGTGCACCTTTTAATCCATATGCAAGATTACTTAAGTCCCACGGTACCCACATTGCATGTTTCCATCCATATATATTTACTCCAAAAATACATGGACCATGTAGATATAATGCAGTTTTTAATTGATCAATTGTTGTTACCAAAACTGCATTAGATGTTCTATATTTATTTGCTTCATTCTTAGCATTATCTGGAATATTTTCTGGTTTTATAGTATATATTGTTTTTGGATCTATTGTTGAATATCCAAATGTTTCATCTGTACACGTTCCAATATTTGATAAAATATCACATGCATCTGATATGTACATCCCTTGATTTAACATTCCATTCGGTCTATTAAGATAAATAAATGCAGGTGATAAATATTTTGAATAATCACCTATATTTGCTTTCTGCCATTCTATTATTACACAAATTGCATATCCTATACCAGAACCATATGATTCTTGATCTCTTATAGGATATAAATTATTTCTTAAATCAAGGACGGGTGGTTTAGGTGGTATATTTACTAATTCTGCTAAATAATTTGTATAAGTTAATTTATTTGGATTAATATCTTCTAAAATTGTATCTAATTTATATACATTATTGTTTGGTAATGTAATTGTTGGTGAAATTAATGCATAATCTGACATATTTGGAATAGTTACAGATGGAATAGGTCGTGCACTAGGCGAATTAATATTTGGTATAATTTTTGAATTAGGAATTATTGATACTTTACTCATAATATAATAAAATTAATTTTTATTATATTATCTATTATTTTTTATTGATAAAAAATGTAAATAATAAGATTGCACCAACGGCGACACCTACACCGATCGCTATTGTATTATCTGCTGTTGCTGGAGGAGTGGGTTTAGGAGGGGTGGGTTTAGGAGGAGTAGGTGGTGTAGGAGTAGGTGGTGTAGGAGTAGGTGGGTTAGGAGTAGGAGGTGTAGGGGTGGGAGGTGTAGGAGGAATTGGTATTGGTTTCAAATCAGTAGTAGAATAACATGAAAATACTAAGTTAAAATCAGAATATGGAAGATAATCATATCCTATCATATCAGTAGTACTATTAAGAGGATTATAATATGTACCCCATGAATTTCTAATAATAAAACCATTAGAATTATATCCAACAAAACACATACAGTGACCACCAAGATAAGTATTATATGGTGCACTTGATATCCACATTCTAGGACGAACTCCGTGATTTCCTACATATCCATTTATATCACCATAAATAGAAATACCAAATGGACAAGGACCATTTAAATATAATGCAGTTTTTAAATCATTTACTGTTCTAATTAATACACTAGTTGATATACGATATTTATTCGCTTCTGTTTTTGCCGATGCTGGAATTATAGCGGGTGTTTTTGAATTAGCTGATATATCATCTGGACCTAACACTGAATATGGTAATGTACTATCTTTACATGTACCTAATCTTGCTAAAATATCACATGCATCTGATATAATCATACCGGGTTCTGTTGGTTTAGGACGATTTATATAAATAAATGCAGGAGATAAATATCCACTGTATTCATTATCAAAAGATTCCTGCCATTCTTTCATGCATGATGTTCCAAATGAAGTACACGAACCAATTTCTCCTTGATCTCTTACAGGACCTAAATTATTTCTTAAATCTAATGTTGCCGGTAATGTGGGTACTGCTGTTAATCCTGATAAATATGTTGAATATGTTATTGCTCCTGGTTTAATTTCTTCTTTAATTGCATCTAATCTAAATTTTCGATTATCAGGTAATGTAACTTTAGGTATATTTGTTAAAAATGATATTGGATATGAAATATCTGGTATTGCAGGTAATTCAATACTATTTATTGGTGGAATAATCGGTGCATTTGGAAGTAAATTTATAATATAATCCATTTAATAATATAATAATAGAATATTTTATTATATTATTATTAATATCTTTTTGAGATAAAATCAATCAAATACTAAAGTTAAGAACTCCAGAAGGGGGTTACTTTAATATTTGACGCTAACGTTAAATAACCTAACTTCGGTATTTCACGGTACTGACATTTGTTCCCATAAAATATATTGATCCTGTACATACATATATATCTATTACTACATCTTGTAAAGATGTTTGGCGTAAATTATTTTATAGAATAATATCTTTTATTACTAATCTATCTCCATAAACATTTTTAACTATATCTTGTAAAATTAATTATAATTAAATATTCTGTATTCATAATATTTTATATAATTATATTATGTCGAATCAAGTATGTCCAGTTTTAAATACATATATAAGTGACGATAATAGATTTGTCGTATCAACAAATTCATCTTATCATTGCGGAAATGCTCAATATGGCGATAAATGTGTATTTTTTGTATTATCTAATCCGCCTCTTCCTAATATAAATAAAAACTATAATGTTATTGTAAATAAAGATTATGTAAATAATACTTTTTATACTGATCAATTATCTCCAGGTACTTATACATTTACTGTTATTAGTTTAATTTTAGATGATGATAATGACGATGAAAATATAGATATATCGATAATGGATGCAGGAGACGATTATCTAGAATGTGGTAAATATACTGTAACAATTGGAAATAAATCAATAATGTATTCACCATTATTAACTATTATTTTAGGTCTTATATACGGTATTATGATTTTATCTACTATAATATTAATTCTTCGAAATAAAACTATAAAATGTCCAACATGTTAATTTTATAATTATATATTATGTCAGGAGTTACACTATATTCTGGAACGAATTATACAGGAACTAGTTATAAATTACCTGGTCCTGGACGCTATCAATGTTTTCAATCTGCAGGACCCCGTGATAATACTGCTAATTTAATTCCATTTAAAGATGATACTCTAAAATCATTTACTGTATCTAACGATTTAATTGTCATATTATGTGATAATTGTACACCTGCATCTGGTGCAAATTTTAGATCAGGAGAAGCAAATTATACAAAATGCGTATGGTATAGTAATAGTCAACCTGATACACTTAATCCAACTGAAAATAATGCATATAATTTTACTAATAATAATAAAACAAAAGATTCAATACCATATATTCAAGGTACATCAACAATTATTGTATATTCTAAAGATACGTATGATAATGATTTTTGTCAAGAAGGAGTAAATCGTATACCAAATCCAAATTGTGGAAAACTACCACCACCTCCAACACCTCCACCAACACCACCAACACCACCAACACCACCAACACCACCAACACCACCAACACCACCAACACCACCAACACCACCAACACCACCAACACCTCAACCATTAATAAATAAAGAACAACCAATATTAGCAATTGTTCTAGGAATAATTTATGGAATTATGATATTATCTGTATTATTATTAATTTTTCAAAATAAACTAATTAAATGTCCAACATGTTAATTATAAAATAATTTTATATTTTATAATTATATGAGTCAATATTTTTTAGCGATTGGTCAAGATCCAGTTGTAAATTTACCATTATATTCATACGCTACGACATCATCATACTTTCAATCTGCACCAAATGGTGGAACAACAAATATAACATCTAGTACACGTTTTGATGCTATAAAAGGGTGTGAATTTAATAACAATACAAATGTTTCTTTTAATGGATTTAATACATCTACAACTATTTGTTTTAATTTATATACTATATCTACTGGCACATCTTCTACTAATATTAATACCACATTATTATCTGTAGGTGATATAAGTATTATTTCTAATACATCAAATTCATTACGATTACAAGTAATGAATCAAAGAAATGCATATTTATCCGAAAATACAATTTCCATTAATGATGGTTGGCATTATGTTACATTAAAAATAGATGTTGTTAATAACATCAGTACTGTAAAATTATATATTGATGCATATAATACATATATACCATTAACCATGACATCATATCCTACAACACAAACATCTGTTAATTCAATTAAATTAGGTGGATCACAATATAATGCAAATGTTACTGATTTAGCAATTTTTAATAGCGCATTAACAGATGCTAATATACAAAAATTATTTTGTACATTCATAAAAAATCCTCTACCAAATGTACTTCCCAATATAACAACAAATCAAACATATAATACAATGACAATAAATGCATCCGGTGGTAGTAATATTAGAGAGTTAATAATTACCTGTGATAAATTAGTTAATGGTATTGCAATAGGAAATAAATTAAATACAAGTAATACTAATTATACCGCATCTAATTTAGTTGAAGGTAATACTTATAATTTTACTGTATCTGTATTATTCTTATGTGATCCAGTTCCGCGTATATGTAGTAATCCAAGATGTGTGGTTAAAGCGGTCTGTCCCGTTATAAATACATCTTCTTCTACTTCGAATCAATTAATTTTAAATATTAATGGTAATAGTTTTTCAGATCTAATTATAAAATGCGATAATATTGTTGGTTCTACACCAATTAATACTAAATTAAATACAGATAATTCAAATTATTCTTCACCAATATTATTACCCGGAACATATAATTTTACTATTTCAATTAAAGATTCTTTAGATAATATTACTACATGTAATATTATTACAAAAGTAGTAAGTCTAATTTGTCCTATAATTGATAATTCTTCTTCTAAATCTAATCAATTAATTATATCTATGACAGGGGGACAATTTTATGATTTATTAATAACATGCGACAATACGGTAAATAATATCGCACCGGGAACTAAATTAAATACAAATAATTCAAATTATTCATCACCAATTTTACCTATTGGAATTTATAATTTTGCAATAAATGTTGTAGATAGAGCAGGAAATAAAAGTTTTTGTAGAAATATTTATATTAATGTCGGTGAAATAGTACCAAGAGATAAGATATTAGAAAGCACTATGCCATTATTAGCAATTATATTAGGTACTATGTACGGTTTTATGATTTTATGCAGTATTGGTCATATCTATAAAATTCCAATAATAACTAAATAATTAATTGTATAAATAAAGTTAAAGATTTTTTAAATAATTAATTGTATCCGAAAATGAACTACCATGTGTACCTAAAAAATCAATTGATTTAGAACAAACAAACATATCAATAACAGCATCTTCTAATGATGTTTGACGTAAATTATTTGATTTTATAATAGGTTTAAAAAATACTCTATTTCCATATATATCTTTAAATGTATCTTGTGTTTCAACATCATCTGCAGCTAAAAATATATTATATGTATTATCATATTGATTAATAAAATTTATATATTCATTATCTGTTTTTGGTTTATACCACCAATCTTTATTATTATGATATTTATGTAAATCTGTTCTTCTAATATGACATGCAATAAATTTATTATTTAATTTTAAAACCCATTCATTTATTTTAGTTTGAATATTTAATTTTGGTTTTAAAAATTGATAATATTTTTTATCAATATATGTATTATCATTATTATATTTTAGGTATGTAATATAATCAAATATACTTTCATCTTCACTTTTATTATAAATAAAAGTTACATTTTTTATTGGTTCAAATAAATTATCAAATATATCTGGACATTCATCATCGACTATCCAATATACTAATAATTTTTTGTTTTCTAAATGTGCTTTATATAAATAACTTAATACAACCTGTAATTTATTATTTAATCCATTTTTTGCAAATACTGTTATATATGGTTCATTTATATAGTCTTCTAAATATATAATATATTTATTATAACATAATAAAATTACTAAAAATAATAATATGAGATATATATATTTCATACTATTATTAAACAAATATACTTTCACAATCTTTTATTTTTTCTACTAACTGAATTTCTATATTTTCTATTATCTCTGGATATTTTTCTTTTATTTCTTCTACGTCATCATTATTTTCAATTTAAACTAATACTTTTTTTATTCCTGCCAATTTTGCTCCTTGTAATTTACTTATTAATCCTCCAATTTTTGTAATTTTTCCTGTTAATTCTATTTCACCTGTTATTCCTATTTCATTGTTTATCTTTTTATTTAATATAATACTTATAAATGCTAATGTAAATGCAGCACCAGCACTTGGTCCATCTTTAGGTGTTGCTCCACATGGTGCATGGATATGAAATCCTGATATATATTTTTTTAATAATTCTTCTATATTATGACCTTCTTTCATAATATAATCTAATGCGGATGTATATGCACATTGAATACTCTCTTTCATTACATCACCCAATGATCCCGTTAGTTTTAATTGAAATGTTTTTTCTCCATATAATTGCATTATTTGAATAGGTACAATACCTCCACGACCAGATGTTGTTGCATATAATCCATTAATCATTCCTACTAATGAAGTATTGTGAATTTTTTCTAGTTTAATTGATTTTTCATCAATATATTTTCTAAATAATTCATCGTCAATCATAATTACATCCGATAAAAATCTAGATTTATTTATTAACACGTCTTTATTAATTTTCATTAATACTAATTCTAATTTATGACGAATATCTCTAACACCCGCTTCATTCGTATATTCTAATATACCTTTTTTAATAATATTATCTGATATTACAATTTTTTTATTTAATCCTATTTCATTTGTAATTTCTGGTAAAATAAAATCTTTAATTATATTTACTTTATCATTTAATGTATAAGGTGATACATTTATTTCAACAAATCTGTCTAATAAAATTGGATCAATTAAACTCGAATCATTATATGATGCAATAAAAATACAATTTTGTAATGGAAAATCAATACCTTGAAAAAATCTATCCTGAAATGTTTGATTCATATTCGGATCTGTTAAATGTATTAATATACTTGAAATTTCATTAACACCATGTTTAGAACTACATTTATCTAATTCATCAAAATATATAATACATCTACTTTTACTCGCCTCTGATAATTTTTTAATTATCATTCCAGGTTGTGCTCCACTATATGTATATCCATGTCCATGTAATAATTCTCCGTCATTTTGTCCACCTAAAGTAATTTGTATAAATGGTAGGTCTAGTATATCCCCTACGCTTTTTGCAAGTAAAGTTTTACCCACTCCTGGTGGTCCGGATAATCCAATAGTATATCCTTTTCCTAATGGATTTGAAATCCATTTAGCAATTTGTAAAATAAATTGTTCTTTTGCTTTTTCATGACCGTATACTTTTCTATTAAATTTTGACTCTATCTCATCAAAAATAATATTAGGATTTTTTTCTGATAATTTTTGTTTAAAAAAATTAGTTTCTTCTTGAGATATCCAAGGAAATTTTAATAATGTTTTTACAAATAATAATTGTTTATAATAATCATTATTATTACTCTTCATTTCAGATACTTTTTCTAATGCAAGTTGTTTTACTTTATCTGGCATATACGAATGCATTAAAATTTGTTTTTTATAATCAGTATCATCATTTAAAATATCTTTAATTGCAATCATAAATTTTCGTATTTTACATTGTGATATATAACTTAAAAAATGTAATATTACATCTGATAAATATGCATCATTGTATTTTTTCTCTTTTGCAAGAGAACATAAAAATCCCGCTAATTGATAATTTTCTTCTTCCCCCGCTAATAATATTTTTATTATATTAAAAAATTCAGATATATTCCCTTTATTTATTGTTTCCTTGAATATAGTGTGCGGATTTTTATTCTTTATTATCCCATATTTTATAATATTATTCTTTATTATTTCTTTAATTTTTACATCTGAATATACAATTATTTCTCCTATTGACATTCCACGTAATAAATTTCGTGAAAATTCACCATCTACTAATGTTTCTAAATATTTTCTTTTTAAAAATAATTGATTAAATACTATTACACTACTTCTCATAAATAATGAAATATCATCTGGAATAAATATACCTTTTAATACTAAATAATTATATTCATTTTTAATATATATATCAAAATTAGAAACAAATAAATTTAAATTACTAGATATAATACTATCATTAATAAATAATTCATTTGTAAATAAATCATAATTATTTATTAAGGATAAATTAATAATTTCTTCTGTTTCATCTTTTTCCACGTATTTAAGTGGTATAAATAAATAATTATACGTCTCTATTAATAATTTTGTTTTCTTGTCTAATTCATAATGATCGTTCATAATTATATCAATTGCAATTTTAATACTTGGAAATCCAACATTATTTGCAAGTTTTTTTAAATTTGTTTTAATTTCACTTAATGGATGCCAAAATGAATCATAATATAGTTCATGACTATGTTTTATTTCTGGTAACATTCTCATTTTACTCACATATGATATTATATTATGAATATCTGAAGTTAATATTTCATGTGTAATTTCATTATTTATTTCACAAAAATTTATAATTTTATCATTGTAATAATCGTTTAATAATTTATGAATATCTGTTAATTCATTTAAATATAATGATTTGTCATGATACGGAATTATATTTAAATAGTGTAATTTATGAATATGATCTCTAAAAAAATGTAATATTTTAATATATTTATCATATTCATTTTTTAGAATATAAATTTTTAAATCTCTTATTCTCATAAAACATATATTGAAATTTATTTACAAATTAAACCCTAATATTTCATCAATTTCAATAAAATGTTCATTACAATTTATATTATCTAATGTTATTATTGTTTCAATTATGTTTAAAATTTTTTCTTCTTTTTCTTCTGATAAATTATATTCACCTAAATTATTAACAATTGATTCTATCTTTTTTTTCCAATCTGTTTTCGTATTTTCTAATTCATAATTTGTTAAATACTCTGAAAAATTATTTTTTAGATTTTGAATAATTTTTTTTATTTCTATAATATTTTCTTCCATTTTACGAATATTATATATCTTATTCTCTAATCCAAATAATCTATAAAAATTTATTTTAAAAGTTTCAATTATTTCATCATTTTGATTAAAAAATTCTAATTTTTGTTGTCTAATCTCATTTGAAAGTTTTAAATATATATTTTCAGTTAATTGAAATAATATTTGTTGTTTCATTCCACAATAAATTCCATATAACATTTCAAATTCTTCTTCATGTAATTCATGTGGTAATATTGATTCATATTTTTCAATATTATTATTTCTTGTAGTATGAATTTTTAGCGAATCTTCTTTTTTACCATCTTTTGCACTTACTATTAATATACCATCCGGTGTTACTTCTGCAATTACATTTATTTTTGGTGTACATTTTGGTTTTGGTTCTATCATAATTTTAAATGAACCACATAAATAATTATCTTTAACATAATGATGTTCTCCCTGATATATATTAATTAAAATATATTCTTGATTATCTTCTTGCGTTGTAAAAAAAGATTCTTTTTTTGTTGGTACAATTGTTCCTTTTTCTATTAATTTTGCATATTTACCATCGTCTACTTCTATTCCAATAGATAGTGGTAGTCTGTCTACTAATACTACATTATTTGTTTTATTAACTAAAGAATTACCAAATATAGTCGCTCCAAATGATACTGCAGTATCAGGATCAATTAAAAATTTTAAATCTTTTTGAAAATAATTTTCAACTGTTTTTCTAATATATGGATTTTTTGTTGATCCACCTACTAAAATAATTTGATCAACATTTTTTTTATTTATATTACCATCAATTAATATTTTATCAAATAATTTATTTATATTTTCTGTATATTTTATATCCAAAATATCAAAATACTTTTTTTGTGTCATTTCATTAATATCACCGTTTGATAATAATATTTTTTTATTTTCTGCATCTTCTATTGTATATTCTCTTTCTAATAATTGTGTAATATCCTCCCCTCCAAATTTAACATCTCCCATTATACTTAATACTTCATAAAAATTATCATTATCTTCTGATGATTTTCTCATTAATGTTAAATCAGTTGTACCTGCACCCATATCAAAAACTAATATTACTTCTTCTGTAGTATGATGAAAATAACCATATGCAATACCTGCTGCAGTTGGTTCTGATAATAATCTTAATAATGGTAAATTTGCACCAAGTATTGCACGTTTTGTAATTTCTTTATCTGATTCAGAAAAATATGCTGGTACTGTTACAATAACATTATATTCTTCTTTTGTAAATTCATCTATTATTTCTTTTATTTTTATTAATAATGATGTATATATTGATATTAATTTTGGATTATTAGATAATCTTCTTTTTAAATTACGATGACTTTCAGCATATTTTTCTGCTTCTTTTCCAATAATAATTGTATTGTCTAATAATAATACAACACTTGGTATCGGTTTTCCAATAATATTTAATTTATTATTTGATCTTGAATCAAAATATGATAACACAATATTATTTGTTCCTAGATCTATTCCAATTATCATATATTAAGAATATATATGATAATTTTTAAATAAACATATTTAAAAAATTATAATTTTGTACAAATACAAATGAACATACAAAAAATGCCATTACTATATCTATCGTATAGTGAGATCTTGATACTAATATAATTATTGCATTTATTATATTCCAACTTACAAGTAATGGAATACTTGTAAAATATCCATATGAATAATATAATAAAGTTAATATGTATACAAATGAAAAATGACCACTAAAAATTTTATCATAACAACTACCTAATATATGTGATATTATTGTTTTATCTGGTACACAATCTATATCTTTTGGTAATATTGTTAAATTTATAGTTATATCTCTAATTATATTTACTGTTATTAATAATCCTAAAAAATTATAACCTAAATCTGAATTAAAATTAAATATTAATGGTAATAAACTTAACACTAACATATAATTTGTTAACCAGTGAATACCAGTGTTTTTTGGTAATATTTTATGCATTACATCATACACTTTTGGTGTTGTTTTTTGTTTATCTATTCTATCCATATAAAAATCATCTCCAGTTTTTTGTACCGCTGCATTAAAATATGCATGAATACATATATATATTCCAATTATTAATATTAAATATAATTTTTTCAACATATTATACTAGTAGATTTTTAATTTATATTATTTATCATCAATAATTTAATTATATTTATTTATTTATATTAAATTTCATTCATTTATGATAAATTTTACATTCATTCATTCATTTATGATAAATTTCATATTCATTCATTCATTTATGTTAAATTTCATATTCATTCATTTATGATAAATTTCATATTCATTCATTCATTTATGTATTCTTCTATATATTTATTATGTATTATTTTAGTAGTATAATACTGTTGTAACATTTCTGTTGAAAAATTATTAACTAATATATCAATTAATGATTCTAATATTTTTGATTCATTTTTAAATTCAATATATAATTTATCAATACTCGCTTTAATATCAAATGTTTCATCTGGTGTAGAACTATCAGTTTTTTTATCACTTTCTTGATTCATTAATATTTTTACTTTTCGATTTAATACTACTTTTTCTAATTCATTATAATTAATAATAGATTTTGCTAATTTATCAATAATTTCACTTCTTTTTTGATAACAATTTTTTATTATTTTTTCCTTACTTCTTATAACCCATCTATTTTCCATAGATTCATATAATTTTATTTTAAATTGTATACATAATTTTACTAATCTTTTAAATAATTTACCTGTTTTTATATTTTCTTTTATATATTCTAATTTTGGTGTATATGTAGATTCTTCAAATAAAATTAATAATTCTTTATCTATTTTATCCATAATTATACTTATTACTAATTTCTTAGATTTTATTTTTAATAATAAAATTTATTAAATTTTATTATTATATTTTATTTATTAAATCAAATACATCATTTAACATTAATTTTTCTTTTATTAATTTATCATCCTTATTAACTGTAAATTTTTGATATGACGTTTTCATATCTTGATGAGTTTCAATTACTGTAGATACTTTTTCAGATGATATAATCATTTTTTTTTGTATTGATTTTTCTGCTAAATTTTTTAACAATTTTTCTTGTTCTATTTTTTCTCTTTCTCTTTCTTTCATTGCATCTTCCATTCTTGATTTAATATCATCATAATTTGGTTCCTCTTCTTTTATTTGTAAATCTTCTGGTTTATTAACATTAGTTGGAAAATTATTTGTAATACCTTTATAGACTTGATTAGAAAAACTATAGTTTAAACTCTCACGTTCTCTTGTTATTTGATCATATTTTTTATTTACGTCTGGGTTGTATTTATCTTGTTTATTCATATTCATTTATGAGTCTTATCTTTATTTTAGAATAAAAATTTTTGATTTATTTTTATTTGTCTTAATTAAGTAGAAATTATGAATAATTCTATTTTTGATGAAGTTACTAGGAAACGATTAAACGTTATAACAAAAGTTAAACCACTATATAGTGATAGTTTAATTAAATATGTTACATCATTAGAACCAATTATATTTCAAGTACCAGAGTATACAAAAAAATTAAGGATACAACCAAATTTAGAAGTATTATATGAATCTAGATTTGCAAATTTTAAATCTATTACTGATAATGTTAAGTCATTAAATACATTATATACATTAGATTTAAATCCACATAAAGTAAAAATATATGGTTATACTGACGTATCTGAATCTTTTTTATATCATATTGGAAATATAATATTATGGTGGTCATCAATTCATTATAAAAAATATAATGAACGTAAACAATTTAATATAACACTATATTTAACTGATTTAAAAAAACAACTATCAGTTAATAATTTTACATTAAATGAAGAATCAGTTAATTCTGGATTTACATTTATCCAATCTCCTAATGAAATTCATATTTTTAGAAAAGAAGAATGTCTAAAGGTATTATTACATGAATTAATTCATGCCTCTCATTATGATTTTACTAATAGTGAATTGTCTAATTTACCAGTTAAAATAATTGATAATAATATTACAAATGAAGGTATTACCGAGTATCTTGCGATTATTCATTATATATGGTATATTGCAAATTATATGAATCATTCAATATATAAAAATATTTCATCATCTGAACTATTTTTAGACTTACTAAGTAATGATTTAGGTTGGCAAGAATATCAAATAAATAAAATCTTTATATTTTTTAAAATGAAACCATTAGAATTACTTAACGATGATAATAATTATAGACAAGAAACCAGCGCTTTATCTTATTATATTTTTAAAAATTTTTTATTTAATGAAAATAGTATTGATATTATTATGTCTAGAGATATAAAAAATATTAATACCCTTATTTCAAAATTTTCTAATTATATTAAAAAATTTAATTTTAATCCTAATATTCCACACAATTCATTATCAATGAGAATGACATTATATGAACTAAAATAATAATTATAAATTAATTATTATTTTAAATAAATTAAATACTAATCCTTAAATTCAAGCACTAGATCCCGCTACTTTGCCACTTTTCTTTGCAGGTGCAGGAGTGGGTGCAGGCGCTGCACTCTTGCTCGCTACAGTGGGTGCAGGCGTGGGTGCACCTCCTGCAAGAAGTTCTTTGGCACGGCGGTAAATAGTTGCAAGATTTACATTGATAGAACTAAAGTCAAGAGTTTGATCTGCAGTTAGGGAGAAGAGTTTACGAAGTTTGACATCAGGAATAATTACTTTGCGATCAAATCCAGATTCTTTGGAGGGATCTGCCTTGTAGAGAGAATTAGATTTGACATATTCATAGATCGCGGCACTGAGTTCAGTACGACGCATGAGGTTAGATTCAGGAATTGCTACACTAATGTCTTTAAGAAATACTTCCGCCTCTTGAGGAAGAGGAACGGGTTTAAGAATACCACTGTCAACAACTACTTTGCGAGTCTTTTTGCGGTTGCTTTGTTGACGCATTGCTTGGTTGTGAGAGCGGCGAAGTGCTACCATTTTGGATTTAAAAGATACTACAGATGCACAAATTTGTTTGTATTCTTCTTGCATTTCCTCCATGAGTTCATCAAATGTTACTTTTTTAGAATCTTCTGCATCTTCAACATCATCTGCCACGGGTTCAGTGATAGGTGCGGGTGCAGGTACAGGTTCTACTACTTTGGTTTCTTCGACTTTTTTGGTGCGAGCAACTTTGGAGGACATTTTGTATTATATAATATATATTGGTTGTTGTCTTTAAGTAATTTAATCACAACAACTTTTTCTATCAATTTTTATTAATTTTCAATTATTCGTGTATAATATAATATATACATTTATTCCATTTGTAATTACAATTATTATATATTATAGTCTATTGAACTCAATATAGTAAAAAATCTTAATATAAAAGTAATATACTTACCTTTGATAATATATATATTAACTTTTTTAATTAATAAATAGACTTAAGACCATAATACACTTTATATACATATATGGAAAAAATAATTAATACTGAAACAGATAGTGATACTAAATTAAGATATGAAGTTAATAATATAACATCTAATAATTTTGTAATTCAATCAAAAAGTGATTTATTATTAAAAACATTACAAATATTTTTTACAGAAGAACGATTTAAATTAGTTCTTCCTATAATTACAGGAAATTCTAAAATTTCATTAAGAGTAATTGATTGGTTTGTTACAAATTATTCAAAAAAGAATCAAATTATCTATAAAATAATTGAAAATAATGAAGAATGTTATATTAATATCCATAATCATTATAGAAGTCAATTAAATGCATATGGTAAAAAATATATAGATCCATTTTGTAGAGGAAAAGAAAGGATTTTATTTAAAGTTTCAGAATCACAATGTGTTATGTCAAATTTAAGTCAAATTAATTTTTTTAAATGGGCAGTACAATATAAAGTATTAAATTATATTGATGCAAATTATGCAACAATTGTAAAAGATATGACTGAAACAATAAACAATACACCTACGTCAAATAAACGAAGAATATTTTCAAATAGTTCAATTAAATCATTTAAAAAATATGAAGATGGTATTACAGTTGATATACCATTACAAAATATAAACATTAATAAATAAAATAGTATCTATTATTTTATTTATTTGATTTTGAAGAAGATGATAATTTTTTCGTTCTTTCTTTTCTTTTCTTTTTTTCAGTATTTTGTTTAATATTATGAACTTCTATATCATGATCTTTAAATAATATATTATTATTTAAATTATTTAATTCAGAATCTTCGGTTGTTTCTATATCAGAATCAATATCTGATTCTTCATTGTCAGACTCAAATATTAAATTTTCTTCTATAAATGATAAATTATATGATAATTTTTCTTCTATAATTTCCGGTTTTACATATATCCCAAATGTATTTTGATTAACCCAAATTGCATATATATGTAATATCATTCTTATTTTTTTATTTTTTGATAATTCATCTATTGATATTTCACTATTCTCCTTTTTTATAATAGTACTATCTGTAACCTTTATTTTTAATAATCCTTCATCACATTTAGACAAATTATCAAGATCTGATAATTCTTCTACTGTAGACGATACATCTTTATTTAGTTCTTTAATTAATGGAATAAATTTAACACTTTTTTGATTTTTAAACCAACTATTTTTATTTAAATTTGCATCATTTAATACTTTATTTTGTAATTTATTTAATAAATTTTTAAATGCTAAACATTGAATACCACCTAAAGGTAATAATAATTCACTATATGATTTCTTTTTAATTATACCAAATAAATTATGCAATTCTGGAGTTTGAATATATAATGGTTTTCCCTTTTTTTCATCATATATTTGTACTATTAATTTATTATTAATTGAATCTAATATCTCAATATTTCCATATATAATATTATCTATATTGTACTGGTGTGGTAAATAATGTTCATGACTCATAATAATAATTATTATAAATTATTATTATTATCTTAAATAAACAAATTAATTAAATTCTTCAAGAAGTTGCCTTTCAAGAAGTTGCCTTTTTACGAGGCGCCTTTGTGGTTTTAACCGAAACAGAAGATGATTTCTTAGTAGGTTTAATTTCCTCCTCTTCCTCCTCCTCATCATCATCGTTTTCTGGAGCATCTTCTAGTGCACCCTCAAGGACATTATTTTCATCATCATCTCCATTATTTTCATCATCATCATTCTCAATATGTTTAGACATATCAATCGCTTCCAACTTTTTAGTTACACTAGTTACATTCTCTTCACTGTCAAATTGAGATTTAGAAAACAAATTCTTTGCATTTACAGAACTAACATCATCTCTCATCTCAATAAGCATCTGCTCTACAGTAAATGACGCACCATACTTACCGGGCGTCTTCTTCTGTTTCCAGATCTTGCTCAGACTGGCGATGAGACGATAACGGAATTCTCCACGGCGAAATTGAGACTCAAAATCAGATACAGTTTTAATTGGAATTTCTACATCAATACCATCTTTACGTGTGAAAAATTTAGTTGTAATCTCTTTGCTTGCACGATCAACACGGAAATTAAATCGTACATAATGCAGTGTTTTACTTTCATTAGTAGATCTATCAGTAATAGATGATTCTCCAATAATGTTTTCCAATTCAAATTTCTTCTCATCTTTCTTTCCAACAATTAGTGCACGATCTTTAATTAGTTTATCTTGAAGTTCAGAAATTTTTGCATGCATCTTTTTATCATTAACTGAATCTCCTAAATAACAACGCCATTTAGCGCGATCACTGGGATCTTTGTACTCAATCTCATTTCCATCACGATCTTTAGCGGGAGGAAGACCACCCATTGTATAATCTAGAAGAGGGGTTTTGAAATAAAGTGTAGATAGTTGACCATCAGTCTGCTCATAATTTGCGAAAGACATATCCATATATTTAGAATATTCACTGGCGGCAGCTTGTTCAAATTTCATTTTGCTAAAATTGACATCTTCAATGGCGAGAATAGTGCGAGTAACTTTGGACATTTTGTATTAGTATAAATAAAACTATTTCTTTAAAACATTAATTTATCAATTTTTATATAATTATCAATTTTTTAAAGTATAGTAATTTCTAATGATTTCCAATTAGGATTGTCATAATTAAACCCAATTATTTGATTATTTAGTGTATTTACAGACTCCTTAATATTAATAGTGTTAATTACTAAATCATATTTATAATTTCTAAATATTTTATGCAATGAACGTTTAATATGTATATAAGATAAATAATACGTATCTACAAGATCTAAATTTTCTTTAATTAATCTTGAATTTATATCTGTCTTAAATTTATAATTTCTAATATATGAATTTTTTGTATGTCCATTTGTTGTTACATGAAGTTCAATAATTGTATCTATTATTACTTTTATTGGATATGTTATATTGATATTTAGACCAAGAGCGTCTAATACATTCAAATATCTATCATTTTTTTTAATTTTATTCTTTACACTATGTTCAATATTTGATAATATATTATTAATGTTGTTTTGTTCATTAATAATATTATTATTAATCTCTATATTAGAATTAATAATATTATCAATTGTAATATCCATAGGTGTTGTGTCAAATATAATTGAATCCATTTTATTTTATTTATAATTGTTAGTAAATTATAAATAAATATTATCAATTTTTTCAGACACTAAACAATAAAAATATTACTGATTCCATGTAAATTTTTATTAGGGCCTTCAGGCCCTAAACAATAAAAATATTACTGATTCCATGTAAATTTTTATTAGCGCCTTCAGGCCCTAAACAATAAAAATATTACTGATTCCATGTAAATTTTTATTAGCGCCTTTCAGGCCCTAAACAATAAAAATATTACTGTCCTTTCCTATTAAATCATCTATCACTGCATTTTCTTCTAATTTCATAATCACATCTGTTTCATTCAATCCCTGTTCAATACTAGATATATTCAATTCTGTATTTTCTAAAATATCATTATCCATCATTAACTGACAATATCCAGTACCTCCATTAATCATTCTACCAATAATAATTCTTGATGACACACTCTTTAATTTATCTGTTTCATTAAATGCCGCTGCATTCAAAAATTGTTCCATCGTCTTTTCAAATGATGCACGTGATAATGGATCTGTATCTTGTCTGTTAATACCATGGCGATCAATTGAAATTAATCCACCTGCATGTGTCATGACATCAATTAGTAATGCAATATGATGATAGTTTACATTTGTAATTAATTCTGCAATTTCATTAATTAATGCATTTCTTACCGCCTCTACTCCAAAGTTTGCATAGATTGAATACATATCATTTGTAATTGTTCTAATATGATCAATACCTTTAATTCCTCTAATTCCTGACATATTAATACCATCTGTTTGTAAAATATATTGATCCTTATTTTCGATTTCTCCATTTTCTTTAATTTCAAATTGTGATTGAGATATTACATCAATACCACTTACACCATCTAATCCTTTCAAATTAAAATAGGATAAAATATAATCTTGAATTTCAATCATCTTATTAATATCATAATTATTCATTTCAAATCTAATATGAATTACTGCATTAGAATCATTTTCATTACTAGATGCAATTGCACAACATACTATTCTATTAAAAATATCTTTTTCCATTTTACTAATATTTTTAGTATTATTTAATTTATCTCTCCAGAATTTTACAAAATTTATTTTAATTTCAGTTAATCTTAATTTCTTTGCATACAACATTTCTCTATTAATAGTAAATCTAAACATCCATGGTAATTTCTTCAATTCTAATTTAACATCATAAATTTGTAATACTGTTTTTGGATCTATTTTATCCATTGCAATATATCCATTTTGAACATCCGGATCATATCCAATATCACTTTTGGTTACAATATCTCTCAAGGTTAAATATCCAATATATGATGCAATTTTATATGCGCTCTCTTTATCATACTTGTATTCTTCTGCAAGATAAATTGTTAAAATAGGTGTTTTAATATTTTTAGTACATCTTAAAATTTCGTTCATACGTGTTACACCTTGAGTACCCTTCTTTACAGCACCCGCAGAGTGCTTGGTGTTTAAGTTTAATTGAGTAGTTCTTTCTCCCATGCTTTGTGCACCTAAAATACCTACCATTTCACCGGGATCTACAATCGCTTTGTTAAATGCTGATATAATTTCGATTTTTACTTTTTCTAAAATTTTCTTTGTAAATTTATAATCTATAATACATCTTCTAGGTGATAAATATTCATAAATAGAAATCATAAACATATATTTATTTACATCTTCTATTTCTTTTCTTAATTTTTGAGATTCTTTCTTTCTTTCCGAATTTAACATACAGAATAATTTGGTGTTTTCAGATAACATAATTTCTTCTATCGTTTCCATAATATCAGTAATTTCTAAATCAGATTTTGTTTCTTTCATATCTTTATTACTATTAATAATTCGAAATAGATTTACAGGTAACATAAATTTATCTTGAAATGTTACATAGTTTGATTTACATTTTACTACAATTTTACGTAGTTCATCTCTGAATTCAATTAGTTGTTTGTAATATTCTTCATTTAATTTATTATTATCACCTTTGGATTTTTTAAACATACTTGTTAATTCTGATTTACTAAATACATGTGTACTTCTTACTTTTTCATTATCTAAATTGATTAAATTGATTTTTACCTCTTTTTGTTTTACTTGATCTAAATTACTTCCACCATAGAAATATTGTAAAATTTGATTATTGGCACTGCGAACTAGACCATCATATGTGATCATTACATCCTCCATACCCTTAATTAATTTTCTTTGCACGTATCCTGTGTCGGCGGTATCTACAACATGTAATCCATTTGCTAATCCAAAATTTAATGTACTAGGAATTGTTAAATCATATACTTTAGGATATAGTGCAACATCAATTTTGTTAATCTCGATAATTTCATCAAGTATTACATCATTTTGTGATGTAAAAGATGAACTAAATGTATTTGTAATATTTTGTAACATAATAATTACATCTCTAATTTGAGTATCTATTATATTATTTATATTAATATTACTTAAAAATGTTAGTATTGTTTGTTGATCACTACTTAATAATTCTAAACACGATTCTAGTTTAAGATTTAAATAATCTATTTCATTCAAATTAATTGATTTAATTTCATTTGGAAGTTTAGGTAACTTCATAGTAACTGGAACAAAATGACCAGGTTTTACATCAGGTGTCGCTGTATGTAAAAATTGTTTCTTATCATGATTATAAATTAGTAATGCTTTTGATTCTGTTACAATTACTTTTTTTCCACTCTTAGTTTTAATTTCATATAATTCTTTTCCTGGTAAGTGTCTTGTAACTGCAGTTATTTCGCCCCATGTTACATTACCATCTGCATCGGTAGTGGGAATATACATTTTTTGATCTAATTCTAAATATTCCATTTCACGTTCCTCAAAATGTTGAACTTTTTCTTTATTCATATCTAATAAATTATCAATCCAATCTCCAATCATAACGTATTTACTTTTATTATCATAGATTATAATTGGAGTATCACCTGTTACTGATTTGATAGCCGTGTCGATCAAACCATCACGACCCGCCATTTGGTGAAAGAAAAATTCTGTTGGGCGAAGACCTTTAATATATGAACTAGAAATAAATCCACGCGCGGTCGGCGTGTCATCAAATTGATGAAAATGAGGTAGAGTTCTGTTATTCACTTTCTTTGCAATTCTTTTATTGTTCATATTCGTTTGTCCTACTAAACTGGATACACTACCTAATTGTTCTAATTTACCTTTAGCACCAGAATCAACCATGACAAAAAAATTATTTGTAGAATCAATTGAATCCATAACAATTTTACCCATATTACCTGCATGTGCTGACAACATAGTACCTACATTATCTTCAAAAATACTTTCATCTAATAATCCGGGATGATTTTCTTGTTCTGTAATTAAATGCTTAATTTCAATCATTAATTTATTCGTCTTATCCTTGATATCACTTAAAATTTTATTGTCTACTAAACAATCTTTTAATCCAACTGAAAATCCTTTCTTGTGTAACCATGATAAAATTACTTTTTGCAAGTTATCAATAAAATCTCTGGTTTTTTCACCACCATATTGATCATAAATTGTACCTAAAAATCCATTAGCATTGTTCAATATACCTTGATTTACTTTACCAGATTTATATTCACCATTCTCTACATTGATTTTTCCTGTTGTCAAATTAATATTTGGAATTAAGTAACTCATTAGTTCATAAGTACTAGAAGGAGATTTTTCTACATTTGTAATATCAATGTTTAATGTATTCATTAATGTTTTCATTACACGATTCCATGTTAATTTTTGATCTGATTCTGTAAATAAGTAACTACCAAGAACACCATCTTGACGTAATTCAATAATAGGTTCTGTATTTCTGGGTGAAATAATTAAATTTGTTACATTCGCTAACATTGATAATTCTACTACGGATTGGATAGTTTGAGGAACAAAAATATTCATTTCATCACCATCAAAATCAGCATTATAGGGTTTGCACGCGGATGGATTCATTCTAAATGTAGAAAATTTAGTGTTCATTGTTACAACTACTCTATGTCCCATCATACTTAGTTTGTGCAAACTAGGTTGACGATTAAATAATACATAATCTCCGTCAATTAAATGTCTTTCTACTACATCTCCATATTGTAATTTAATTGGGCGATTTCTATAACGAATATCATATACAACACCATTCTTTTTAATAATTTTAATAATTCCAGGATATACATCACGTCCATTTTTTACTAATTTATTTAAATTTTCATAATTTTCTGGGGTAACTACTTCTGGGAAAGGGATACTCATTGCAATTTTTAATGGAATTCCAACTTCATCAATACCAATAGACGGATCTGATGTAATTACTGCGCGACCTGATCCTTCTACGCGCTTACCATTCAAATTTTGTCGAATTCGACCTGTTTTACCTGAAATTCTTTCTGCAATTGATTTGGTAGGACGACCTCCTGTTTTTTGTTGAGACGTTGGTAAATTTATATCTTCATTATTATAATATGTACCAATATGATACTGTAAATTACGAATGTAA